CAGAAGGTGCCACTGGTATACAAGGTAACGTTGGGCCTGTTGGTCCAACAGGTGCCACTGGCATGGGTTTCACTATATCTAGATTTTATGCTAGTGTAGCCGTCATGAACGGCGACACAAACTTTCCCGCAACAGGAACATTTGCTATAATTGATTCCGGCAATGTCAATGATCCAGACAATGGAAAATTGTACTTGTATAATGGATCTAGCTGGCAATTCGTCACAGACCTAAGTGGATCGCAAGGTGTTACTGGACCACAAGGCGCCACTGGACTAACTGGAGCAACAGGGGCCACAGGCGATATAGGGGCCACAGGCGCTCAAGGACCAATTGGAAATACTGGAGCAGTAGGCGCCACGGGTGCCACTGGATCATTGGGTGCTACAGGTGTCAATGGTGCTACCGGTGCCACAGGCCTAGGCGCTACTGGGCCTACGGGAGCAACAGGAGCTACTGGACCAGCTGGAGCTACTGGAGTAGGAGCCACAGGAGCAAGTGGCATTGGATTCAGCATTGAAAGAACATATGCTAGTATTGCGTCAATGAACGGCGATGCTAACGTACCCGAGGCTGGAAAATTTGCTGTAATTGACTCAGGCAACGTAAACGATCCCGACCAAAGTAAATTATATCTTTGGACAGGCACAGCTTGGATGTTTGTTAGCGATTTATCTGGAGCACAAGGCATTACCGGAGCATCAGGGCCAGCTGGGTCCACTGGTGCCACAGGGCCACAAGGTCCGGCTGGACCACCAAACGGTGCCACTGGTGCCACTGGCCTAACTGGAGCCACTGGTACACCTGGGCCACAGGGAACACCCGGTGGTGCTACCGGTGCCACAGGCGCAACCGGCGCAACCATAACCGGCGTGGCCCTAGTTGGCAGCAATTTACAAGTAACCCTGAATACTGGCAATGTATATACCGTAGGATCAGTAGTTGGTGCCACGGGTGCCACCGGACTTGGAGCCACAGGAGCCACTGGAATACAAGGACCCACTGGGTTAACTGGAGCCACTGGTCCTACAGATAGAATCGACGTAGTCAATACCAATGGTCTTACTACAACCTATTATCCGGTATTTGTAGAAGATAGAGCCGCTGCTCAGTATCCCAGAGCCGATGTTGATTTGACTTATCGCACAGATACTAATTTGTTAAGGTCGGGTAATATTCAGGTTGGTAGAAATATATATGGATCTACCATTGGTGGCATAAGTGATGCCATTCAGCTTAGACCTGACATAGATATTGACAAGAGATTTTTATTCAAAGTAGATACTATTAGCGGTAACTATGTTAGATCTGGCATGGAAATGCCCTCAGCAGAAGTAGATAAAGCAGTAACATTAGGGTTCCCACATATAAACGGTAATTCTGGATTTATCTATATTCAAGGTACCGACACAAATGCTACTGATTTCAATGATGCCTTTAACATCATGATGAACAGTGGCAATGTTAAGATTTCTGCGCTGAGTTATGCCGGTGGTAATAAGGTTTGGACTTTTGATACCAGTGGTAATTTACAATTGCCACCAACTGCTATGGATGTTAGTCCGGCACCTGTAAGTTGGCCTGGTATCACTTATAGTGATGGAACCTTCCAAAATACAGCATGGACACGAGCAGCAGCCGCAGTTCAAAGCGTACCGCCTGCTAGTCCGGTAACTGGTCAACTTTACTACGATACAGATGATGGTAACACATATATTTGGACTGGAGCTGCCTGGGTTGATAGTAATCCAGCAGTAGGACCATCACCGGTAATTGCTAATCCTACATTTACCGGCACTAGTAAAATGAGTGGTGTTCATGAATCATTTACTAGTTTATCTAATGCCACTGGTGTAGTCACACACGATTGTACTAATAATCAAATTTTTAGACACACCACGCCTAGTGCTAATTGGACAGCTAATTTTGCTAATCTCAATTTAGCTAGTGGTTATGCTACTGCGATCACTTTGGTTATTGTTCAAGGAGCAACTGCTTACTATGCTAATAGTGTACAAATCGGCGGCGCGGCACAAACTATAAACTGGTCTGGGAATACTTTGCCCACAGCTAATGCTAATAGAATTGACACATTAACTTTTAGTGTGCTTAATAACTCTGGTACCTACACAGTATTAGGGCAGTTGTCGGGATTCTAAAGTGTTTAGTTCATTTACTGCTGTAAGTAATTTTGGACGCAGACGTCGAATTCTAATATCCGCTGGCATTAGTGACCCGGCATTATCATTAGGCACACAAGTAGCTTGGACTAATAATACCATATGGTATACAGCAGGAGCCAGTAACCCTGGCGGTAATTTTACAGCGTCAGTTCGTCCTATAATACAAGTCATGTACGCACACCGGGCAATAAAAATTGCCAGCGGCGCTACAACCAGCCTTGGAATTTCGACTACACAAACTGGTGGTACCTGGCGTTGGCAATTTTCAGTTAGTTCATTAGAGAATACCGTAGGCAGTTTTAGTGCGCCGATATTTGGATCACAACTAATTGGACAAAGTTCGGTAGTTGGTGGCCAAACCTACACTGGGGTCACTGATGTTGAATTTGTCGTTCCGGCTAATAGATATTTCCTGATAATTCGTAGTCCTGGTCCATTGTACACAGCTAGTACAGCATCTCCCGGCAATGGAGGTACAAATAGAACTGCCACTGTGGGCGGATTACCTGCTTTTACTACTTTAAGCTATAGCATAGTTGGTAGTAGTACCGGTGTTACTAACCAAGTCACTAACTTGCCTACTCAATTGGGCGGCACTGACGCTGGATATACAACACGAGCTGATTATAATCCAGCGTTTGGTATCACATTTACACTAGTTTAACAATGTTTAGGAAATCGCATGATTAACAACTTACCACTGAACCCTCAAGCCGGTGATACACACACCACACCAAATGGTGTCAAGTATACATTTGATGGAGCTAAATGGAAAGGCACCATCTCCCAACCCATGCCACAAGTAACTGCGGTCAATGGGGAGCCTGGAGCTCGAGGGCCACAGGGAGACAAAGGTGAAGCTGGTCCACAAGGAATTCCTGGTCCAGCCGGGGAGAATGGTGAACCAGGTGCAACAGGAACCACTGGCATACAAGGACCGATTGGCGCAACCGGACCAGCTGGTTCAGGTATCGCTAACACAGTAGTTGAAAATACTATTATATTAGGATCGACTCATAATCAACCAACCACTGGCACTAGGACTGTACAAAGATTAGAATGCCAGCGCATAGGCGACAAGGCCAGAATAACTTATAAATTGGGCTACGCTGGTGGTCAAGCAGGTACTGGCGGATACTTACTGACATTACCTACAGGTGTAGCCTTTAACACCACATATCATCCTACATTCACTGGCGAATTATGGACCGGTGATGTACAAAACATGGCCATATATTTGATCCCTGCCATGGGTGGCATAGCCATGCCCGGTCATTGGTCGAATCAAATCATGGTGTTGCCTTATGATGCCACCAGATTTAGACTAGCTTTGACCAACAATAATAGCCAAACTACTTTTCAAGTTTGGCACAATGGGTGGTATGCTATTAGTTCGAATACCAGTTTGAACATAACATTCGACATATGGCCCGCAGTTGCTCCTACTACTGCTCCGCCGACTAGTGCGCCCAGAACATTAGGAGCCATGAGGCCTCCTGTGTAATCTAAACTATTGACACTTTAACAGTAACACTATATACTGTTAAAGATGTTGACTGCCGTTCAAGACGCTGTATTACAACTACTGCCCTCAAAGCGACGCCGCAGCCCTAGTGGCTGGCTGAGTTTTAACGCAGTATGTTGTCATCATCGTGGTGAAAGCCCGGACACTCGTGGTCGCGGTGGCTTAATGACTAATCCAGATGGCAGTGTAAGTTATCATTGTTTTAACTGCCAATTCAAGATATCCTATCGCCCAGGTTGGCATTTGGGATATCGATTTCGGCGTTGGCTCAGTTGGTTAGGCGCAGATGAAAATCTTATTCGACGACTAGTAATCGAAGCAGTTCGTGTTCGTGACATAGTAGGCGAGCCCGAAGAAACACCAGACGCAATTGAAGTTAAATTCACACCACGTAGTTTACCAGATGATGTCAAATTAGTGGATGAGGATCCAGTAGCCTTAGCTTACTGTCGATCTAGAGCCATTGACTTAAATCGTTATCCGCTATTAGTTAGTCAACGTCGTGACCATAACTTGAACAGGCGTGTGATTGTGCCTTTTACTTGGCGTGGGGAACTGATTGGGTACTCTGCTAGAACTTGGGAACCTAATATCAAACCCAAGTACCACAGTCAGTATGAGGCTAATTATGTATACAACATGGATCAACAGCAGTCCGATTCGAAGTTTGTAATTGTGGTAGAAGGACCATTTGATGCTATGAGCATTGATGGTGTGGCTGTACTTAGTAACGACTGCTCTGAGCAGCAGGCTGATATCATTGACACACTAAACAGAGAAATTATCCTAGTACCGGATCGAGACCGTGCCGGTACTCGGTTAATTGATCGAGCACTTGAATATGGATGGACAGTGAGTTTTCCTGTATGGCATGAAACCTGTAAAGATGTCAACGAAGCAGTAGTACGATATGGACGATTATTTGTGTTGAAATCCATACTAGCAGCACGAGAAACTGGACATCTTAAAATAGAACTTAAACGTAGAAAGCTATATAGCTAATATGAAAGATTATTCAGTAGATTTACAACGATTGTTTCTTGAGATCATGCTCACTGACGCACAGAGTTTTGTGCGTGTACGCAATATCTATAATGCTGAAAATTTTGATCGCACTTTACGTGAAGCAGCTAAATTCATAGTCGAACACTCAGACCGTCACCGAGTGTTACCTACTATGGAACAGGTTCGAGCAGTAACTGGTGTTAACATAGCTGAAGTACCCAACTTAGATGAAGGGCATTTAACCTGGTTCCTTGAAGAGTTTGAGAGCTTTACTAAAAAACAGGAACTAGAGCGTGCCATTCTTCGAGCCGCAGACTTGATTGAAAAAGGTGACTTTAATCCTGTAGAAAAGTTGGTTAAAGATGCTGTACAGATTAGTTTAACCAAAGACTTAGGTACAGATTACTGGGCTGATCCTGCTGATCGTATCAATCGTTATTTTAATTCCGGTGGACAAGTTAGCACAGGGTGGCCACAGCTGGACAAAATCATGTATGGTGGGTTCAGTCGAGGTGAGCTTAACATATTTGCTGGTGGGTCGGGTTCGGGTAAGAGCTTGGTTATGATGAACATAGCATTAAATTGGCTACAGCAAGGCTTACATGGTGTATATGTTACACTAGAACTCAGTGAGGAACTTTGTAGTTTAAGAACAGATGCTATGTTGAATGACATGAGTACCAAAGAAATTCGTAAAAGCATTGATGACACTGCCTTAAAGGTCAGGGTGGCCAGTAAGCGAGCCGGTAGCTATCGTATCAAATACTTGCCAGCACAAAGCACTATTAACGACATACGCAGTTATTTGAAAGAATATCAGATTCAAACCGGTAATCGTGTAGACTTTGTAATGATTGATTACTTAGACTTGTTGATGCCAGTGTCGGCTAAAGTGAGTCCCAATGATTTGTTTGTCAAAGACAAGTATGTAAGTGAAGAACTGCGTAACTTGGCCAAAGAATTAGGCATGCTCATGATCACTGCGTCGCAGTTGAATCGAAGTGCGGTCGAAGAAGTAGAGTTTGATCATAGTCATATTTCAGGTGGTATCAGTAAAATTAACACAGCAGATAATGTGTTTGGTATCTTCACTAGTAGAGCCATGCGTGAGCGCGGCAAGTATCAGATACAGTGTATGAAATCTCGTAGCAGTACTGGTGTAGGTATGAAGATTGACTTAGATTATAATGTTGAAACCATGCGTATTGTTGATCCTGGTATAACGTCAGATGGACAATCCGCTGGATATCGTAGTGTAGCAGCATCAGCAATGGAAAGAATTAAAACAACATCGACAGTAAATTCTGCCGATG